TCGTTCAGCACCGTCGGGATGAGTCCGGTCACGGAAAACCCATAGCCTTCGTTGGAGTCGGCAAGGATCGCAGACACGTGAACATTGGCAAGGGGCGTGCCGTTCTTGGCAATCGTGATGCCGAAGGTCTTGTTGTTTGACGCGCACACTAGCTCAACGTTTGCCGTGACAAGCAAGACCTGATTGACGGCTTTGGTCGCTCGCATTTCGTTGTTGGAAACCTGCGAGAAGCCATCTTGCCCAAGCGAGGTGTCAAGCGCCGTCGTACCAGCGAGCTTGACGTAGGTGTTGGTGGTGGCAAACGTGGTCTGGGCCGTGGATTGCAGATCAACCTGACCTCGGCTTGGGAACAGCGAGACCACCGCGTCACGGATGTCCTCGGGCGAAATGAGGCCCGTCGTGTTGTCCGGGAGTTGCGCGAGAAGCGCAGAGAGTACCTTCGGAGTTTCCGCCATTAGCTGTAGCCCTCGTCAAAGCCTGAAGAAAACGCATCCGCCGCTGGGTTGATGAGATGCACCCCGTCCGCCACGCTATCTGGGTCCGACCCTGTGAACAGGCCGTAGGTCGTGGGGTCCACCTCCTCCAACGTCAACTGCTTGCACATCAACTGCCGCAACTCAATCACGCCCCGCACAAAGTAGATTGGCGTCTCGTTCTCGTCCTTGACAATGCCGAACGGGTTCACATCGACGTAATCGGCAACCGTCGCCACCAGCGAGGTGCGGCTATCAATATGCCCCTGCGGTGAACCGGCAGGTGTGAACTGGTCCGACATCGCGTCAATGCGTCCCCAGTACGTCCCGACCCGCGTATAGACCGGGCGGGCAAAGCCGTCGGCCCCGTCCTCCGCTCGCGTGAAGAACTGAAGCCGCCGATCCAGAAGGCCGGGTGCGATATACATCAGCCAGCCACCGCGAGCTTGAACGTCCGCAACACCTTGAGGACGCGAGCCGCCGTATCCCGCGAGACATCCCAACTAATTGACGTACCCGCCGCCGTCTCGGTCGAGGCGTTCGGGGTCCGCTTTTGATAGAGGTCAGCCGCCAAGTCGATGATGCATTGCGACAGAACCGGCTCTATTTGCGCGTAATCGCCCCGCAGAGACAATCCGCAGGAGGTGGTAATGGTGTAGGGGCCATACGGGAACGAGTACCCCGCGTTGGCGTAAATAACGCCCGAGGACTGGTTGATCGTGTAGTCGGTTGCTGGGACGGTCGTACCTTCCGAGTCCACGATGGTCGCTGTGGTGCCAATGGGACGCTTCGGGAAGATGAGCGACAGGCAGGGCTGGGGGTCAATCGTGTCGGCTCGGTCAACCGCCGTGGTATTGACAGCGGTAACCGGCACATCGGTCCAGACTTCCATCTGCGCCTTTGCCCGTGCGAGGAGCGCCGTCAAGAGCGTGTCCTCGGCGGTGGTCTCGATGCGAAGGTAGGACTTCAGATCACTTACGGTAGGGAGGGCCATTGCGCTTTGCCTCGGTCAAGATGTCTGCGTACTTCTGCCCCACTACCGGGTAGTCGTGGTAGGTCCGAACGTACTGATGCACTCGCTCAACTTCTGCCGCATAGAAGCTACGGTCTCGGACCAGTTTCGCCAAGACCTCCCGCAACTGCGGTCCATCGTTCGCCACCGTCCACGGCACCGGAATGCCGAGCTTCACCAGATCGTTCTGCGCCTCGGGGTCGCCCGCGATGACCGCCTTGCCCATCGCCGCGCCCTCCAAGCCTGACCCCTGCATCCCGAGCCAGAAGCTGTCGAACACCGCATCGCAAGACGCCTTGAGCCGCAGGGCCGCGCCGTGTTCCATGTTTTCAATCAGCACCGGCTCGATGTCGATGCCCTGATGCATCTTGAGATAGTCGCACGCATGCAGGAACTCCTGCGTCCCCTTAATCCGCCGCATCGTCGGGCTGTGCGCCACGCGGAAGGTCTTGGACTTGACCGTCTCCTCTTTCGCAATCTGCTGATAGTCCGAGACCGGCATCGGGATCGGGAGCCAATGCTTGATGCCGAGGCGGTGATGATAGGGCCGCGCCCCAAAGCAGATGGCGTCCATCCGGTCATCGTTACCGCCGTCATTCACGCGCACCGACCCCGCCATGTTGCCGGGGTCCACCGACCCGTGGTAGGTCAGCGCCTGCATCAAGCCGTCGCGGGTTCCCTTGCGTAGCTCGTTCCGCAAGACCCAGTAGTCCATGTGGCTATGCACCACATCCGCTGTCTCATACAGCAACTGGATGGTCTGCGCGTCAATCTCCGTGTCCCATTGGCGGAGGTCGCAATGCTTGTTCGTATGCCCAAAGCGGACCAGCGCCGACACCACACCCGGTACCACGTTCGCCGCCGAGTGGTAGCGGTAGACCGAGGAGCCGGGATCGTAGGCTGTCAGTTGTAATACCTTGAGCGCGGACGGGTCGTAGGGCGTTGCCGTGTAGTGCGAGGCAATGAGACCCGGAGATAACACCCGGCCCACACTCGCCCACACGCGGTCAATCTGCTCCCGAGACGCCACCACCCCTCCGCTAAATAGCTCCTCGGCCTGTGCCGTAAGGAGCGTCATCTGTTGCCCTTTCTGCCACACCTGTCCGTTGATCAGGGCCTTGACACGGACAGTCACCAGCATCTCTGACGGAAGCGCCGAAGCGGAGGGGGTGATGGCCCCCTCCGCACCGACTGTCCGCTTGGCTCTCGGCTTACGCAGAGGCCGTGTTGTCCAGCACGACGAACGGGCTATGCTCGTCAACCTTGTTGCCCGACGAGTCAATCGCGTAGGCATAGGTTGAGGTCGGGAGCGGGATGCCCCCGGCGCGAGCGACGAACCGGTACGTGGTGATGTCGTTCACGAACTTGTAGTGGATCGAGGACTCGACCGTGAGGGCCTGACGAAGCCCCATCGCGTAGAAGTCGCCGTTCACCAGCGCCACATCGCCCTCGGTCCCGAGCGTCGGGAGGAGGTCCGTGACAATGACCGGAAGCCCGAGGAGGGTCATCTGGGGCTTGTCGCGGAGGTTCGGAATCCACGTGACCATCGTGTTGTTCGTGGTCTGCATCGCGAACAACTGGGCCAGCACGCGGCGCGAGATCATCCACACCGAGTTCGGGCCGTGGGTGTGACGCTCGTACATCTGGAAGGCATCACGCGCCTTGAACTCGTTCGCGGTCTGACGCACGACCTTGAGAAGCGCCGTGTTGTTCGTGTTGAACGCGCCGAGCGGCTGGCTCGAGCCGGTGCCGTCGATGGTGATGTCTTCGTTGATCTTGTTGATGACCTGCCCGCCGACGGCGGCAGTCACCTCGGCGGGAAGCTCGCCGGTGAAGTCATCGCCGAGGAGTTCGTCGCCGAACTCCGTCACAGCGGCGTACTTGTACATCGTGAGGAGACGCTGACCGAAGTTCGGGTCACGCTCTGGCTTGGTCGCACCTTCGCCCACGATGGTGACGTTCGCAATCTTACCCGCCATCGGGCGGTTAAGGGTGGACGTACCCTCGTCCTGCAAGAGATACGGGATACGGAGCGAACGGCCCGGCACGTTGTAGCGGCGGGCGTACTGGAACAGGCCCGGCTGGGCATTGCTCACCGAGAAGATCTCGGGAACCTGCGAGAGCGGGAGGAGGAACTCACCACCGTTGGTCGAGCCGGTGATGGTGCGGGTCATCATATCGACCGTGCGAAGCGCCTCGGCCTCCTTCGCGTTGGCAGGCCCCTTCGCCACGGCGCGAACATACGAGCCGATCGAGGGGAACGCCTTGACGAGAACCGAGCGGACCTTCTCGCTCGCGTCCTTCATGCCAGCGAACTCGGTGCGGTCCGACCCGCTCACGTCCATCCGGGTGAGGCCCTCGTCGCCACCCTGACGGGCGATCTCGGCATCAGCGGTGAACTCGGCGGCAGACTGCGCCCGCATCTCAAGGGCGCGGATGTCAGCGGTACGCTTCTCAACTTCGTCCGCCGTGAAGCTGGCGGTCGGGTCCATCAACTCCGAGCGGAGCTTGTGAGCCTGCTCGCGAAACTCGTTCGCGGCACGGTTCTTGGAAACAAGTGGGGCCTTCATGGTAGTCAGTCTCTCTTACTTGGGAACGATAAACGTCGATCGCACCGCCTTGATGCGATCCTCCATCTTGGCGTACCGTGCCGTGCTGTCCGTCGAGGTGGGCGTATCCAACACCACAGGGGCGTCAGACGAAGCCGTCTCGGTCATGGTAGGCGTGGGCTTGTACGTGTCCAGCAATGCCTCTCGCGCCTTGTCGGATAGCGCATCCAACGCGGCACGGGCGGCAAGTAGCAGGAGTTCATCGTCCGTGCGCTCGGGCGACTCCTCCTCCTCCAACTGGTCAATCGGGTTGACCGTCTCCATTTCATCAGCGCGAGCCGCCGCGATTTCAGCGCCCGGCACGGCTGGCATCGGCGTGATCGACACCTCGCGCAATTCGATCTCGGTGAACCGCTCAACGGGCTTGCCGTTGACGGTCACCATCTCCGAGGCACGCGGGATGAACCCGATGCTAAACCCCGTAGACGCTCCGCTTGCCAAGACCGCCTTGACGTACTCGAGCGCGGCCCGTCCGTCAGCCGTGTCGAAGATGTCGGCGGTCATGACGAGCGCGTCCCCCATATCCTGCATCTCGGTGACCACGCCAACGTGCGCCTTTGAGGTGCGTTCGTGATCCATCAGGAGCGGAACCTTGCGGGCCGCGACCTTGTTGTTGATGGTCCGCTTGGCAGACTCGCGGGCGAACATCGTCTGGTAGCTGTCCACCACCTCGTAGGTCAGCGCCACGCCAGACACGCGCCCAGCGATACCGGGCGGGAGGTCAGACTCGGCACGGATCTGCGGGGCGGCTTCGGTCAGGTGGTAGCGCGTGGACTTCATCGGGTTACTCCGGGTCGGCCTTTGGCAACTGCTCGGTGAGAACCGCTTCGAGGGCCTGTACGCCTTGTGCAACCTCGGCATACGGGCGGCTCCGCATATAGTTGAGAATGCCAACCGCGAGGGCGGAGGGGATCGTGACGGTCTGCGGGGTCTCGGTCATTGGGCCTCAAGGAAGGGTAAGGGAACTGCCGTGGAAATATAGAGCAGGGTGATCTTCCGTGCCTAATACGTCATGCCGACATTCGTGGGACCAGAGGGCCGTATTCTCGGCGTGGGCTTTGAGGACGACGATCACGCGGCTGTGCTTCCAATACTTGCCCCAATGGTTCGAGCCGTCGGGGAAGCGGTCGCCCTGATAGACCCCGTAGCGCAGTCCCTCGGGGTTCGCATACGCCGCCGCCGTCCCGCGACCCGTGACGATGGCGTGCTGGGTCCACCAGAGGGCGTCAATCGCCGCACGGTCGGTCACCGGGAACACCGTGACGCCCCAGTTGAGGGGGTCGGCTTTCGGCCCCAGCCCGAAGGCGCGAAGCAGTTGCCGCCCGATGGACGCCAGCCAGTTCCGCATTACGCTTCCAGCGCCTCAAGGCGGGCTTCCAGCGCCTCGATACGGGCCATCGCTTCCTGTAGCGCCTTAATCGCCGCGAAGGTGATGTCCTTGTTGTAGACCGTCTTCAGCGGTTCCTCGCCTTCTGGCGTATCCCCGAACCCATCGGCGTCCACCCACACAGGCTCGACCGTCTCGACCTGTTGGGCGATGACACCGAGGTTCACATCGTCGTGCGTCTGGTCGATGTACTTGTACGCAACAATCTCAAGCGCGGCGACCTTATCCCACATCGACGCGGCTGGCGTGATGTCGGTCTTGGTGCGAATGTCCGAGAGGTCAACGTTGTTAGCCTGATAGTTTGCCAAGCCACCGTTCGAGCGAATGACGGCTCGCGTTGTTCCGTCCGTGCATTGCAAAAATGGGTTTCCCGTGCCATTAGGCGCACCACCGGAAAACACAACATTGACACCAAGCATGCTGCTGGTCGCTTTGTTGTTTGTGTACAGCGCCCAATTACCAGCATTAGTCAAAAACTCGTGATAGGCACCAGCAGAATCGTTGTACGCGCCATCATTCGACGCCTTGAAGTAGCCCCCCGACGTGATGCG